TGAGTAGATTTATTGCGGCTTCGATCACATGATCAGCACGGCTTTCAACCAAGCTGGCCATATCTTTTTTGGCCAGCATGTTGTCTAATTCGTCTAACAGGCTACGGGTTTTCTTTTGCAAGACCAGACTCCAATTTATTAACTATTTAGTGTTTGGAGCCAATAGACATTTCAATCATGTGTTCTGTGTTTTTAGTCCTGCAAGCATCTGTTTCAGCTTGTTGCTTTGTACTTCTGCTTTGATAGGCACAATTTCGCCTGTGCCTGCATCCACGTGTTCGCTGTTGGGCATGACCCTACTGCTACTCTTGATTTGATCCATGATAACAGATGGGCGGCGTGACGTATCTGTGCTTTCTTCTGCACCGGAATCCGTGATACGCATGGTTTCGATGTTGTATTCCAAGTCAATTTTCTGTCCAACACCTGTTGAACTGCGTGACTTCATGCACTGGATTTGATAGCGTCCGCGTTCACGCATGGCCCTGGAAGTAAAGATACCAAACACATTATCTGCTGTGTTAATCTTTGAAATACCACCAGAGATATGACTGTGGTCAAACTCTACTTCTTCCACTGCTGATCGATTCAACTGACTAGCTGTTACCATTAGGATGCCTAGCTCTTTGGCCAAGTTGCGTAGTTCTTCACTCACATACTTGTCTTTCACAAACAAGTCGTTGGGGCTGACCTTGGCACTAACTGGCATGAGCAAGTCCAGGTAGTCGATCATGATAAAGTCCACTCGCTTGCCTGATTGTATTTGAAACTCTTTCAAGTAAGCACGTATATCATTGATGTTTGATTGTGCTGGCAGTGCTTTGACCTGATAGCTGCCAGTCTTCTTGCCCACCATCTTGACCTTGAGTGTGGCAGTGTCAATGTCCTTGCGAATGTCCTTGGTGCTGGTACTGGTCAGCATGGCATCGGTACGCAATGACGTTAGTTCTTCACTCAATTCAAGTGAAATATATACGCCGTTTAATCCCATCTGCAACCAGTTTAGGGCAATGTTCATCATCACAAGACTCTTGCCCGAACCTGATCCACCGGCAAAGATGTTGAGTTCACCACGACTGAATCCACCGTAAAGCAGTCGATCCAGTTGTGGCCAACCAGTGCTTACTTGTCCGCCCGAGTTGAAGTATTTGTTAATGCGAGCCGCAGGATCATAAAAGTAATCCGTGCCCAGGTCTTTAGTAAGTGATATTTGTACCGCATCTTTGATCAGTTTCTCCACAGGGTCATAGTCGCCTTTTTCCAGCATGTCTGCTGCCGCAAGGATAGCACGTTCTAGTTCTTGCCGCTTGGTAAACTGTTCAAACTCTGTCATGAACCAGCTGTAGTGGCTTTCACTCAGATCCGGCACTGCTTTGAGTTCAACACCTGTCACGGCCTGCACTTGTTCTTTGGTGGGCAGTACCTTGTGGTCATCGCTGTGTGTTTTGATAAACTCTGCCACTGCTCGCAGGCTGCGATCAAAATTTTGTGGATTGTAGATGTTCTGCACACGCACATAGCTGCCTGCGTCTTGCAACATCATTTCTAAAAATAGTCGCTGTAGGTCGGGTGAATATTCTTTGCTCATAGTTTTGGACAATTATATGTACAATAGCTGGGTGCTGTTTGCTCAATGCTATTGTAGAAATTCTGAGTGGTTGTCAGTATTTCACTGATGGTATTTTTACTTATATCGTACTGAGACTTGTTCTTATGGAACTCGCTCTTATAATAAAATCTATAGTCGCCAACATAGCAACAGGGCATGTAAAATCCTTCAGCAGATATGTAGTGTTGATTATGCACTTTTTTGCACAAAGGATCAATCTCTACGGTGTTCTGTTTGTGCCACAGTGTTATGGTTTGTTCTCTGGCGCCTGTGTATGTGTTAGGTTGCAGTGGGTCAGCATGGTCCCATCTATCACTGGGCGTGATCACAAATTGATCTATGCCCAACTGCTGTGATAGCTCACGTGCTGATTCAATGTCATGCTCATTGAAAGAGAAAGGAATATACTTCCACATTGTGGTTGCTGGACTGTTGCGCATGGACAGCATGCCCAGTTTAATTGACGGCCAATCTGCATTTACCCGGTACTGAGTAAAGTTACCAGGCAGGCCATCAACAGAAAATGCAATAGAATCCTTTGCGGTCAGCAATGATGCCAGTGTATTCCACCAGTCGGCTGTGCGGTAACTGCCATTGGTTGTGATATGTACCTGTGCACCACGTTGATGTATCCACTGGATCATGTCAAACAATTGATCATAGTAGATAGGGTCACCTGTGTTGCCACATAGATCAAACTCTTTCCCTGACAGGTCAATGTCCATGAACTGATCCAGTACAGGCAAACTCAGCTGGTGGTTGCGCCAAGCACGTGGAAACTGCTCCATGAACTTGGTCCTGGCACATCTAGGACACTTTAGTGTACAGATGTTTGTGGGTTCAATATGGAATCCAGTCAACTGATCAAACATTTTTCTTTTTCATTAGTTCAATTTTCAATCTGCTTTTTTCAACAGAATCTAAAATGCTTTTTATCACAAAAAGTTTGCCATATTTGACCACTGCTTCGTTCACATCCTTGCAGGTTTCGCGCCACACAGGAAAACTAACAGACCAACCGCAGTCAACAGCAGTATCAATCAACTGTGCGCCGGGCCATACTGTTTTGCCACGCTTGTCCACATGCCGATCAAAGTCTGGCACCACAATTACTTCTCTTGACAGGTTATCAATAATATCAATCTGTGTTTCGCTTGGATGTGATCCCAACACAGCCACACTATCAATGCTCATGGCATCAAACGGACCTTCTACCACAATCACAAACTTGGCGTCGGGCAATTGATGATCTATACCAAACACATAGCCTGCATCGTGACTATTGTGGAACTTGGGCTTGACATCGTCGTAGATTGCTCGCCCTGTGTATCCAATCACTTGACCTTGCCATGTAAACGGCACAATAATACGTTTGTGCATGTTGTAGGCTTCGTCATCGCTGATACTGATCTGATATTTGTTAAAATCCACTGATCGTTTGTACACATATTCCACAGCATGATTGACCTGTACTGGAACCACATAGTCATCATCGGTCATGGCGATCATGGTGGCCCATTCTGTCAATGATGCTGTGTCTGCAGGCAAGGGTCTGGGCACAAAATGCACAGTGGCAATGTCTGTGGCTGGAATCTGCTCTTCGGGCGCAACTGTATCTTTAATACGGATAGCTTCCAACACCAGGTACTGTATGGTGTTTTCTTCTGCACCTAACCATTTGAGCAGTTTGCGAAACTTGTAGCTTAGGTTCCAGCCCGGACGCCAGGATGTTTTGAACCCACAGTTGAAACAGTGATAGCTCACTGCACCATCTGGACTGTTGATCACACCACCACGACTGCGAGTGTCTGCAGTCTCGCCATTGTGCGAACAACACACTGCATTGAAACTGATCCATTTGGCAGTGGTCTTGCGCCGCATTGGCAGCACATTGTTCACAGTGTCTTGTATCACGTTCATGGTCATTTAACAGTATAACATATTTTTTGCGTTAGCCAAATCTTTTGCCGGCCTTTTCGTTCCATAAATATCTAGTGAATTTGGTTAAACCCGTGGACAACAGAATAATAGATTTATTAAACAAATATCCTTTTGTAAGTTACATCGTGTATGGTGGCAATGAATACCTTGGTATCGTACAGAATGTGGATGATTATCTTACCACCGTGTATGATTTGGGCAGTGTACGCACTGAACAAGAAAAACTAGTGTTCCTGCAACTGGGTGAAACTTGGTGGTGGGAAAGCAATAGACTCATACCCATAAATGTGTTCCTCAAACAAGACTGGCAAGTGTTCCGCTACGTGCTCAAGACCATGAACAGCAAAGACGTGGACATCAAAATGGGTCCTTATGTCAGTCTCAAAGAAATTGCTGCCAAGAAAACCAAACGTAGATCAATTACCTTGGTACGCAAGGTCACTCCTTAGTAGATTCATATTCACAATCACTAGATGCGCATAGGCCACAGCATGGCTTTTCTTGAAGTAATAGGTATCATCTTCAGGACGCACCCAAACATCTTCGCCAACTTGTTGCCATGTGCGTCCAATCAGATGTCTCTTGGCCGGTCTAATAATGGCCAACAGCATGGCCAGGCGTGGAACACTGTCTACTGGCTCCGGCATCTTCTTTAGCACCGACCAGTGATTGTTTACGTGTATTAACTGTTCAAAGAAGCCTTGATCTGTGTTGAATCTTGACCAGTCGGGAGGTGTTTGCATCAACTCCAGCAAGTGCTGTTCACTGTGTACTTGCTGATACAGGTTCACATTCAAAAAGTCCAGCTTGACATAGCCACGAGCTTCTGCTGTTTCATATGGTATGCTGGCAATGCCCGTGAATGGATCTGCGGGAATATCAGTCACATACACGCCTGTGTTGTGTAGCACCATTTGATTGTTCTTTAGTTG